ACCAAGCACTAGATAAATCTGCATTAATTAAATTAACATAAGATAAATCTGTTTTTGACAAATTAGCTTTAGATAAATTAGCATTATTTAAATTAGCCCCGATTAAATTAGTTTCAATTAAATTAGTGCAAGATAAGTTTGTTGCAATTAAAACAATTCCTGCTAAATTCAAATTCGACAAATCTAGTTTACTAAAATCTGTGTGTTTGCAAGCATAAGCAAGTTCGATTTCTTTACGAGTAATTTTGTTACTCATAATTTATCCCCTTTTATTTTTTTAACTAACAATATTATAATATACCCCAGTACATCATGTCAATTAATAATATTAAAATATATTAAATATATTTTATTTTTTTTAAAATGATGTGCAATATAAAATAGCGTTATTTAAATTAGTTTTAGATAAATTTACGTCAATTAAAGTTGCCCAAGATAAATTAGCCCCAGATAAATTTGCTTTTGACAAATTAGCTCTAGATAAATTAGCCCCAAATAAATATGCATCAGATAAATTTGCTTTTTTTAAATTAGCTTCAGATAAATTCGCCGCAAATAAATTAGCCCCAGTTAAATTAGCCTTTTCTAAATCCGCCCCTGACAAATCCAACTCTGACAAATCCAACTCTGACAAATCTAGTTTAATAAAGTTTCTGTGTCCGCATTCATATGCTAGTTCAATTTCTTCACGTGTGATTTTGTTACTCATTTTTTATTTCTTTTTATTTTTTAATTAACGGTATTATAATATACCCCAGTGTATTATGTCAATTAATAATATTTAATTTATTTTAATATATTTGTAAATCACTGTATTAATTGGTAACTATTTTAAAATAAATTAAAAAATAAAACAAATACACAGGTATTGTGGTATAATAATGTTAGATATTTAATTAATTTATTTTAAAGGAAACACTATGACAAATGCAATAATTTTTGATATTCACAACACTGTATTAAATAAAAAAGGTAAAGTAAATAAAAATATTAAAGAACTTATAAATATTTTATCTACAGACTATTTTATATATTTTTATACAGCAGATGGTAATTTTAATGAAAACGAATTATTTAATAATTTGTCAGATATTTTTTATGCAAAAGAAAAAAAAGCATTAATATTTAATCCTTCAATTCAAATGGTAAATCAATTTAAAAACAATGATGTTGATATGAAACGTGTTTTAATAAAACGAATTTTAAAATTTGCAGATGGTGAAAATGCAAATATCAGTTTTTTGATAGACAATAACAAAAAAGTATTAAAAATGGTTAAAAAAGAGTTTAAAATAAAAACTTTAAGGTATAATTGATGTTATTTTTAAAAATAGTTATTAATAAAATCAACAAGTTAAAAAATAGCACTTGACAACGTGTGTTTTAAACATGATATACTACTATTCTAGCGTAGCTATTAATGCTCTACTGACGTAGAAGCATGTACATAGACGCTAACGTTGTAAACTTTTTATATAACAACACACTTTATATCAACATAAATACCCCATATGTACAATTAGTTGAGATCCTTCGATTTCAACTAATTTGCGGAGGGGCTTGGGGGGGACAGTCCCCCCAAAAGCTGTTATATTTGTACTTAAGTATACCTTTATTTAAAATAAATTAACATAAATAAGTTATTTTTTTAATAATTATGGTATAATAACAATGAGCTTAATAAAAATGTGGTGTGTCGGAAATTACGACTTACCACCCAACATGGTGCTATTATTGAAAATATAAACTTGTTGAAAACAAGGTTTTGTGCTACGAGATTTTACAAAATATTTATTTTCCAATGTAAAGTCGGATTTCAATATTTAGAGTAAATCCGGATTTTTTATTTAACAAATTAAAAATAATTTGACATTTGACAACAAATAATGTATAATATTGTATGTTAATAAAATATTGTATTTTATAAATAATGTTAAAGTTTTAGCTATTACCACTCACACCAACAAAGTTGATTATTATTTATATAACTTTTTTATTAACATACCAGAATATTTAAACGTGGTGAGAGACGTTAACATATAAGTCATTTATGACTTTATAGACCCCGCCTCTCTCACTGTAGCGGGGTTTTTGTTTTTTAGTATGGCCAGATAGCTCAGTTGGTAGAGCAGAGGATTGAAAATCCTTGTGTCGATGGTTCAACTCCATCTCAGGCCACCATTTTAAAAAGAATAATTTATGAATTTATCTTTAGCATTATATTTAATAAATCAAAAATTAAACAAACAATTAAAAAACAACAAAATTTAAAGAGAAGTTGCCATGACAGTTGCCAGAACACTTAAAGAAAACGATTGGTTAACAATACGCACACGATATGAAAGCGGCGAACCGGTGCGAAAAATTGCCAAAGACATCGGAATATCGCATACAACCATCATGAATCACGCTAAAAAGCATGGTTGGAGCCTAGAAATTGCCAAACAACTTACTGTTATTAAAGAAGATATTCATAAGATGAAACAGGTGGCAACTTCTGACCAACTTGATATGATCGGAAACGCTATTAAACAGGAAGTTGACGAAACTTTTGAACTTGCTAAACATATTTCAAATTTACACAAAGGTGCATTAAATTTGCATAATTTTGTTTTAAAAGATACTATTAGTAGAACTAAAACTAAAGAAGTAACAACTATGGAAGCCGTAAGGTTGTTACAAATGCAAGGGTTATCTGTTGATAAAATAGGTAATGCAAATGGTTTAGGTAATGTTACTACTGCCATACAAAATAATGTTAATGTTGAAAAAGAAAACCCAGTTAAGTTTTTTTTACCAGAAAATAAACGTTTTAAGAAAGAAAGTTAAATGAAATTAGTTAAATTTAATGTTGTTACAGAATTCCATAACATACCTGATGAAAAATTTAAAATGGAAGTTGAAAACATGGAAAAATTAGAAGACGAAGATTGGGAAAAATTTGCTAAAAAACTTAGTTCATCTAGAAACAAATATCCTTATGTTACTGTTAAAATTGGGGATGAAATTGCAGTTCCGGATTGGTATTATGAACATCACAAAAATGATATTGTTGATATTACTGTTTATATTGATAAATATGTTTCTGACAATGGCCAACTTATACCATTTGATATGAAAGATGCTATAAAACATGGTTATGTAAAAGATTTTCAATCTACTATGCATAAAGTTAAGCGGTTTGAATTAATCAAAGAAATGACAAAAATTAATAGAAATTCTTAAATGATAGTTCCATCAGAAAAACAAATGGAGTTTTTAAGCAGTGAAGCAGATATTGGGCTTTATGGTGGAGGTGCAGGTGGTGGTAAAAGTTTTGGGTTATTAATGACACCACTTTATCACATTGACGTACCAAAATTCAATGCTGTGTTTTTTAGACGTTCAATTGTTGAATTAAGAAACGCTGGTGGTTTGTGGCAAGAATCAAAAAATTTATATTTTGATGTGAATGGCACTCCACGTGAAGTATACATGGATTGGAATTTTAAAAGTGGTGCTAATATAAAATTTGCTCATTTGGAAAATGATAATGCGGTATATAATTGGCAGGGAAGTCAAATTGCATTGCTGGGATTTGATGAAGTAACCCATTTTAGCGAACATCAATTTTTTTATTTATTATCACGCAATCGTTCAACATGCGGTATAAAACCTTATATTAGAGCAACTTGCAATCCTGATAAAGATAGTTGGGTTAGACGGTTTATAGATTGGTGGATAGACCCAGATACAGGATATGCTATTCCTGAACGCAGTGGTGTGTTAAGGTGGTTTATACGTAAAGATGGAAAATTATTGTGGGGCAACACTAAAGAAGAATTATTGCCATTTGGTAATCCAAAATCAGTAACGTTTATTCCTGCGTTATTACAAGATAATAAAATTTTAATGGAAAATGATCCAAATTATCTTTCTAATCTTGAAGCTCAAAATAAAGTAGAAAGAGCTAAACTTTTAGAAGGAAACTGGAATATTTCTTACACGGATTATGGCGTAGTATTAAATAGATCAATGTTTTCTAGATTTAATCTTCAAGAAAAATTACAAATACCTGGATTTTTTAAAGAAAGTTATTTTGTTTTTGATGGTGCAAGTACGGTTAAAACATCTAGTGATTATAGTGTATTAATGTTTTTTGCTAAAGCAGTTAACGATAATTTTATTTATTTAATAGATGTTGTTCGTGTTAAAATGTTAGAACCAGATGTAGAACAATTAGCTGTAGATACATGGAACTATTGGAAATCGTTAAAAATTGGTCAAAATTGTGTATTTACGCCAAAAGGTATTAATTTAGAAACAGGATCAACAGGTTTTAGTTTAATAACTAGATTATCACGCAAAGGTATACCTACTTTTGAATTAAAACCAGTCAAAGATAAATTTCAACGACTTAACGATGGATTAGGTTTAATTAAAAATCAATTTGTATTAGTACCAGAAAATGCCAACTGGGCTAATAAATTTTTTGAAGAATGCGAATGTTTTAGAGCTGATTTAAAACATGTATTAATGGAAAATGAAACCGCCCCTCATGATGATCAAGTAGATTGTTTAGCTTATGGAATTGGTAGTGAAATTAACCAAATTGGTGGCATTGAAGTTTACAAAAAATTAGAACCTTTTAAACGAAAACATGGAAGTTGGTTATATAATTAATAATATTTTAATTTTTTAACCAATTTTCAATATCAAATAACAACCATCTCCATTTGCCATTAATTTTATTTAATGTTAATTTAATTGGGGGTGGTAATTCTTTGTTTTGAACCATTTTATATATTTTTTGTTTACTAATTTTAAGTAACTTACTTAATTCATTTGTTGTAATTAATTGCATAAAATACCTCACATTATTATGCATTATTATAACATATAATGTATTATTTTGTATAATGTATTTGATATTTTGTATAATATTTGATATAATAACTGAGAAAATTAATTAATTTTCAAATACTTAAAAATTAAGATGACGTGATGTCGGCTGGATAAATATGACTGCTAATTATGTAAAACATGATCGAGAAATATCACAAGAACACATGTTAAAATATGGAAAATTTGCAACCCATGATTTGCATGTTCCTATTTTATTGCTATACGAAGCTGGAAAAATTAATGATAAAAATGGTACAGAAGTTGATATAAACTCTGATTTTATTAATCATACGTTAAAAGCTACTAATAATTGGATAAAAAAACGTCAAAATAATATATTTGCCAAAGCAAAATCGTGGTGGAATAAATCTACTGAAGAAGTAGAAGCTATTCCCATTATTAAAAATCATGATACTGACAATGTAGATAATATTGTAGGGCACATTCGCGGTTATTTATATACAGAAATAGTAGAAAATAAATTATCGTTAAAAGGTCTTGCCGTTATTAAAGATCCTGAAGCTAAACAACGTATAGAAAATGATCTATTAAGAAATACATCAATAGGTACGCGTGGTGACGGTAGTATTAAAGAAGTTAGTTTAGTTGTTAATGAAGCATTAGCTCATGGTGGTTTTGAAATGTCAGAACATTCTATTGTAGAAAATATTTCAGAAAATAAACCCAAAAAAATTAATAAAAAATTGGTTCAATTACAAGAACAAATGCATAATTTGCAATTACAAGAAAAAGAATTATCACAAAAAATTATACCAAATCATATAATTTTAGCAAAAATGATTAAAAATGGTGGTATAGAACCTTGGAAATATGACGATTTAATTATTCAAGATACTGCAACTCTTCAATTAATGGAGAAATCAATGCCCAAAGTTAATTTGGGCATTATGTACGGCACATTTAAACAACCTAAAAAAATAGATATGTCTGAATCAATTATTCAAGAAACTATAGATAAATTTAAAAAAACAGCTTCTACTACTAATAAAAAAGAAAACAAAAAATTATCTACACAAGATGTAGAAATGATTATGCAAAATCATTCTTTTGAAGAAGCTCGGAACAAAGAATTACTTCATATTTTAAAATTATCAGAATACTCACCCGAAATAGTAAAAAATTATATAGCTATTGAATTAGGTAATAATTTAGAAGTAAAACAATATGAAGATAAATATTTATCTGAATATTTAGATCAGCAAATTCAATTGCAAAAACAAATTAACAATTTAACCATTCAATTAGGAGAATATTCAGAATGAGTAAAAATTTAAAACAAAAAGTTGATGAAATTCTTTTACAATTTGCAGAAAAAGAAAGTCAAGAAGAAAAACAAATAATTAAAAAAGAAGAAAAAAACATGTCTGAAATTAAAAAACGTAAAATGGAAAAAAAAGAAAAAAAATTTGGTGAAAGATTTGGGAAACATTTTGCTGAAAGCTCAAAAGAAATGCATCAAAGAATGTGCACACTGGAAGAAACTGTAAAATCTCATGGAGAATCAGTATCTAAAATTCTTGAAATGGCAGAAAAACATTTCACTAATAAAGAGGAGAAAAAATAATGCAATACCCTATTGACGGCAATAGATTATCTTATGCTAATACACAAAATGTAATACTTTGGACTAAACAAGGTACATCAATTATAATTGGTGGTGGATTTACTACCGTTAGCGGAAATCCAAGCCAACAATTATTACCAAGTTTAAATTTAACTTTAGGTTATTTTAATGGGCAAATGTTAGCCAATGCTGTTGGTGATGGTACTGGTCGTTTTGCAAATTTAACAGCCGGTGCATTAATTAATTTTGATCCTGCAAGTACTGATACAGGTCAAGCGGTTTGGAACGGTATGATAATTTGTGATTTAGGTTTAAAAAATCCGTTACCATTGTTAGATCCAGTTACAAATCAACCGTTTGTTTATAGTGGCACTATTCAAGTTGCTACGCAATTACAAGGATGGGTAATTAGACAACAATATTTATATGGATCTGGTACTCCAGCAACAGATATAGCGTTAGTAAATACAGCAATTAAAACTACTTCTGGTGTATTAACTAAACAATTTCAAGCCGAGAATTCAAGCAATAGCTCTGAAATTCTTTTTGCTTATTAAGAAAGAAAGGGTAAAAAATGAATTACGAAACAGATAAAATAAACAACATTCCTTTTAATTTTAAACAATCATGGGATGCAAATTGGAATAAACATGTTGCTAAAAATCAAATTGATGAAATATCAGAAAAATCTTTAGCTTTTAGCGAAGCTTTACCAAAAATTGTAAAAGATGGTAATGTAACTAATAAAATTGATAAATTACAAAAACTTGCAGAAGGTTTAGAATTTAGTGAAAAAACTATTGAAGGTATTCAATTGTCTAGTGATGATGCTAACACACCATTTTTAGGTAATTGGACAGCTGGTACTTTAAATATGATTGTGCAAGAAGTCGGATCTAGTATTGAAAAAGATACGTTATTATCTATGGCATTCCCTGATAAAGCCGTTCCACAATATAAAGTTGTATTAGATCGTATAGTTGGAAATACAGGTATTTTACCTGAATTTGGTGGCGATAGTTCAACTTTACCAACCGTTAGACCTCTTGACACTTATGTTTTAGAATATCAGCCTGGTCTTTGGGGTGCTAGAACTTCGTTAGGTAGTAAAGACATTATGTTTGCACGTCAACGTGGAAATATTACATTAGCAGATCGCGGTATAGGTCAATTATTAGCATATAATACAGTAAATTTAGTGGTACAAGCAATTACACGTAAAAAATATTTATTAAATCAAGCTTTATTTAATAATTCTTTTATCTATGGTGGCACAGCTATTAATAGTAACATCCCATCAAGTAATTATATTGCAATGTACGAATCTATGGGAACTTTAAATGCAGACGGTAGTGTGACTTATTCTTCTATTGATCCTTATTATACTCCGTTTATTGCTATTACAAATATTTTAAATAACCCAATATTTTTAAAATATCGTAGATATATTAGAGGCATTGTATGTAATGGTGCTGATCTACAAGCAATGATGAATCATCCTAATGTTAAAGCTGTAACTAATTTAATGATGGCTGCGGGTACTTCTTTGGGTAATAAAAAATTATCCGTCCAAATAGGTGATATGGTAAAAGAGCTAAATGCATATTATGCACCTAGTTTTGAATTTCCGTTATTAGCAGATGATGATGTGTGGGTACAACAAAATTCAAATGGAACTACACAAACAACTCCTAATGATGCAACAAATTTAGCTTCAGCTCAACAATTTTTTGTGCCACGCGGTAAAATGTATGTTATGTTAGATTTAACGGCTATGGGCGGACAAAATGGAGCTTTTCATTTAACATATAACGAAATTGATCCTAATGTGGATTCTCCTGCTATGGGATTGTTTACAGGTGTGTTTAGTCGTAATTTACATAATGCAGATACTGTTAATAGAATAGATGTTGTAGCTTCTTTGGCTGGTGCTCCAGCAATATATATGCCTGAAGCACAATTCTTTTTAACTGGGTTATATAATAACGTTTAAAAGGTAAATTAATGGGAGCACCATTACCAACACCAAATTATATTGATTATACCGATAATGTAAAACCATTAATTGGCACAGATAAAGTATTGGTGTCTGATACTGATAGTACTGGTATATCAACGGTAGAAGCAAATCAATTAATTGCTTCTGCTGAAGGTATTGTATTAGAAGATTTGTCTCCCTATTATGTAACCGTTCCTACATTAATTACAACAACTAATGGGTTATGGACTACATTACCTGCACAATCTTATTCTTTTATTTATAATATGTTTGTATACCAAGCATCATTGCAATTAATACGTGCTTTTATTGAACGCAACACAGATATGAAACGTGTATTAGATGATTTTGTTGATTATTACGGATTAGAGTATAGTAAATATTTAAACAGATTAATGGATAAATTACCAAACGGGGCTTATCGTTATCAATTAATTGGATTAAAAACATTAAATGCGGGAATACCAAGAACTCCAGCACAATATGCTGTTACTGGTTCAATTGGACAAAGTAATAACTACACTAATGGACAAATGACTAATGCACAAAATAATTATTCGGGATTATTCCCTTGGATTTCTGGAAGAGGCTTCTAATGGCTAAAACACCCCGTAATTTATTAATAAATAAAAGTAAAAAAACAGTATCTATACATAAAGCTAAACCTAGATTTGAAATATCATCAGTAATTGATGAATTTCAAGGAATGAATCAAAATTTAATAGTAAATGATGGTATAAAAAACATAAGTGGTACAAGCAATCCATATCAATTTAATTTATTTTCTGATTTAATTACTAATCCATCTAGTGTAAGTATTTCTGAATTTCAAAAAATAGTATATACACAACCTGTTGTTGCTACAGGTTTAACTATTTTATTAAATTTAATTAAAAATGAAATATCTACATATGCCCATAATAATAAAAAATATCAAGATTTTATTAATGATATGTTACAAAATATGGATAAAAGTTTTAAAGATGAAATAATAGCAGATATTTTTACTGGGATATGGGCTGGATTTTCTGTTGGTGAAAAACGTTATGATACAGATGGTAGGTATACCATAGTTCGAGATATAGAGCCTCGCCCTGCACAATCTATAATATATAGAGTTGACAGCCAAGGTCATCTTAAAGACGATGGAATTATACAATATTATTTTAATAATTTATGGACAGGTTACGGAAATTTATTGGCATTTAACCAAATTACGTCTAATGGATTACAAGTTCCAAATCCTTATGCTTCAAAAGGTGATTTTGATTATCCATGGCGTACTGTATGGGCACAACCAATTGGAACAGTTGTAATACCAAAAGATAAATGTGTACATTTTGTTTACAAAGGCCTTGATGGTTTAACTTCTCCATATGGCAGAAGTATTTTAAGAGCTATTTACGATTATTATATTGCAAAAACAGAATTAAACAGAATTACACGCAATGCTGCGAATGCAACAGCTACTCCTATACCTGTAATTATCGTAGACCCAAACCAAGCTAATACTTTTTCTGGTGTAAATGTAATGAATGATATAGCTGGTGCGTTAGATAATTTAAATACTCCAGGCGGAGCTAACTATTTGTTAATGCAGGGAAAATTAAACGAAAGTGTTTGGATTGATAAATTAAATACTTCCGTAAATGTTGATCACTATGTTAATTTAAATAAATATTATGATGCAATGATGTTAACCGGTGTGCTTTATCCTAGTGAATTGGCGGGATTATCAGATAAAGGTAGTTATTCATTAGGTCAAACTCAAAAAGATTTGTTGGGTAGAAATGTTACAAGTATTGCAAGTCAAATAAAAAGTTGTTTAATTCGACAATTAGTTAAACCGTTATTGCAAACTAACTTTAATGAACAACATGATTTTGGATCATTTATAAAATCTGAAGATGTTTCCGAAGATATTGCGTTAAATTTAGATAAAATAAATTCATTAAGATTTGAAGGAATTAAATTAAAACCTGAAGCAATTATGGAAATGTTGGATTTATCAATGGATTCAGTAGAGTCTATTGATAATTTAATAAAAAATCCTGAATTAATTAAACCTACCAACAATGGTATTAACGCAAATATGAATAGGGTTAAAAATTTTTAATGACTCAAGCAATAATGAGCACAGCATTTCAAAATAACATTGGAAACAACGCAGACGGTAGAGTTAAAGTTAATTTAACAACTTCAACAAGTGCTGGTTATACAAATTTACAATGTGAACAATATAATGATTGGGGTCATTATTCTGTGCCTATTAATGGTCAAATTGTTAATGTAGAAAAACAATCAATGACAAATGTAATAGTGACAGGGTATAATAACCAGATAATAGACCCTAATTTTATTACAACTGCTGGTTCATCAACTAATTATAGTGCTTCTATTAACAATAATATTGTTACTTATTATTGGTATCAAATTAGAGATGCTAATGGAGTTTGGATACAAAAAGGTCATACTAATAATAAAGAAAATGAAATGATGGGGCAGACTACTAATCATATTTTATTAGATATGGCTAATTTACTTATACAAATAATTACATATTTGCAAAATAATGAAACTATATTTAATACACATATTCATACTGGTGGAACTGCGCCAAATGGTAATACAGGTACTTCCACAATTACATTTACACCACCGCCAAGCGATACTAATGTACAAAATGATATACCAAGATTAAATAATAATGAAAATTTAGCTGGAAATAATTATTCTCCATATTGAAAGATATAAAATTAATATTATACAAAGCATAATGCAATTTTGTGAAGAAGATTTACAAAAATTAATAGCTGAATTTTACAAAAAAAGATTTGAAAATCAAGGTGAAATAAATAATCATGAAAAATGGGAAGATAATGATCCATATATTGATCACGGATATAATGGTATAAATCCAAGAAAAGGCGTACAACAAGATAAAGGTCGAAATGAACCTTTAGTAGATAGTGGTAATTTAAAAAAACAATTAATTACTACAAAAAATTGGGATTTACAACCTAAAATAAATAAAAACACATTAAAATTAACAATTCCTAAAAAAGAAAATTTTACTGATAAAAAATACGATATATTAGAAACAAAACACAAGGGTGGTGATTATGTAAGTAAAAGAGGTAATTATATAAGACCTTTGGATATCCCCGCAAGAAAATTTAAAGATATTACTGATTTTGATGTGGATACAATTGTTAATAATTTAGTTAATGATTTAAAAAAGAAATATTCATGACATCGTTTACACAAGCGTTACCTCTGGTTCAAGGCATTGATAATCAAATATGTTTTGCAATTATAGATTATCTTATTAATAACAATGTTTGGACTAAGAAAGTTTTTGGCTCTGCCCAATATGCTTATAATAAAGACGATTTAGCATCTAAACAAAGACCTTCTGTAATGTGTTTGCCTTTGTGGAGTAATAAAAATAGTTTTGCTTATTCACAAGACGGTGAAGTAGTACTACAACTTAGGTTTAGTTTACAACAACAACGTATTGATTTGGCTCAAAACGTTATACAAATAGCAAATTTAATACAATTAATTAATCTTAATCAACAATTTAGTCAATATGCACAAACATTAATGCCCGGATTATTTTGGATTGGGAAAAAATGCAACGCAAATTATTCTAGAGTATATGCTAAAGAATCATTGGTAGAAATAACTTTAGACTATAAAGTAGATTTATTAGCGTATCAAAAAGAATTACAATTAAAAGGTTATGATATTACTAGTCCAGATGAAAAAATATATATAGCTGTACAAAATTTATTATTGCAAAATCAAATATTAAACGATGAACAAGAAGTCGTTATAACCGTTTAAGGAGAATTTAAATTGACAACTTTTGTGCCGTATTTAAATATAAATACACAACTAATACCCCCTCAAACAGCGGGGAATACTACTAAACAAGTATTATTAATCGGGCAACGAAAAACTAACGGAACATTATATTTAACAAAAAATGGGTTTACGCAACCTAATTATTATGTTCCAATACAATTGCCTGGATTTTCTAATGGGTTATCAGCATTACAATATTTAGCAAATTATGGAATACAATATCAATTAGGTTTTGATTTTACATTATCATTACCAGCCCCAACTACAGTTAGTACAATATCTGGTAATACGGTATTAACATGGTCTACAATTCCATATGGTTTTAACAAATTAACAAATTTTGCATTATCTGGTACTTTAACGCAAGGATCTGTAAACGGTACAGTACAAATTGCAAATATTATTTCTGGAGTTGCCACTCTTCAAATACAAGGAGTAGTTGCTTATGTAACATCTGCTAATTCTGGTACATCTATGACATTAGTTGGTGTTGATAATGTTCAATATCCAGATCCTAACAACTCAGACCCAATTGCATTAATGGTGTGGGATTTTTATGAATCAGCTTTATCTGCTTATTCTTCCCCAAATGGTGCACCAACAGCACTTATATCAATATTAAGTGACGAAGATAATACAATTAGTCCTTCTTCATCCCCAAAAGATTTAGCAGTACCAAATAGTGTCGTAATAAACCCTGATGATTCAGTATCATTGAATTATACATATACAACATTATCTAGTTTAATTAATTTTGGTTATTTACCTACTACTGCTTTGGGAACAACAAATGTAACGCAAACCACCAGCAATGCAACTGGTACATTTGGTGGATTTATTATATCTCCAAATAGTTCTGGTGGTATCGTAACTATTTTGGTAACAAATGTAACAGGAACTTTTGTTACAACAACTGGCAATACAATAGTTGTAGAATTAGACCCTACGCAAAATGTATTTCAATTTTTAAATAATATTGATTTATATGGCGCAGTTCAACAATTTCCAATTAATGCACCAACAGATGTAACTACAAAATATGCTGATTTTTATAACGGTATTAACATATTAAACGATGCAAATCAAGTGTTAAATAATCATTATTTAACATATGGTATTGCTGGGAACATTACATTATTACCATCTCAAGTTGGAGCAATAGGTTCACCAAATAATTTTGAATATATTATACCTACGTATCCGTATGTACAAAAATTTGGAGATATTCCATATGATAATGATTCAAATACAGTAGGCTCTGGCAGAGTATCTTCTGCAATTGCATATATGTTAGCTAATGGAGATGCACCGTATCCTTCTTTAATGAATAGCGTTATTAATCATTTACCAGTTTCAAGCATTAGTAATACTACAAGCTATACGTTTGATCCAACAGGAACTGGTCAACTAGCAATAATGCAAGGGTTGTTACCTTTGGCTCCTAATTCAAATAATGTAGTTCAATTTTTACAATCAAATACTACAATGATAACTTTACCAAATACAACAGTGCCAGATGTAGAATTTAGATATACCCATATTTGGGATTGTGTACGTTCAGTAAAATATAACGTTGCTCAACTTTATAAAACAATTAGTGTATTGCCAAATAATCAAGGGTCTGCTTTAATATCTCCACAATTTTTATTGCAATTTAGAAATGGTATTATTTCTATATTATATTCATTACAAAATTTAAATGTAGTAAAAAATGTGGCTTTATATGAAAATTTAGTTACTGTAACACAAGATACAGTTAATCCAAATCAGGTTAACGCAACTGTACCAAGTCAAATGATTGCTCAATTAAATGGAGCTTCAATTAACATACTTGTATTTAGTTCAATTTATCAATTTACTAATACAACAGCGTAAAGGAGAAATAACATGGCACAATATTTTTATGATAGAGTTGCAATTTTAGTAGATGGAATACCTTATTTACCATTAGGTACAATTAGAAATTTTAGTATGCAAGTAACTTATAACACTCGAATTCAACCAAGTCAAACTCCAAATGGTGTATCTGCAGGATTAACAATTGGAAATAAAAGTATTTCTTTTAATTGGACTGAATTTTTACCCATTCAATCTGAATATATTAACTGGAGAACTTTTACAATTGCTAATCCAAATACGGTTTTAACAGTTATACCAATAACATTAGCAACTGGTGTACCTACTGCCCCCAGTTTTACTTTAACTGGAATAGGGGTTACTGGTGCATCAGTTTCAGCACCTAATGAAGGTGAAGTAATGACTCGTGATAACAGTTTTGTAGCACTTGATTCTTCTAACACATAACAAAAGGATTATAAAATGTCAATTTTAAATTTATTATCATCTCAGGGTGCTTGGAATAATACCACCCAATATAAAATTATTTATAATACAGGTGCTGCAGGCATTGGATTAACCTATGTATCTTGCCCTACTGTTACATACAATGGTTCATTATATGCCGCTTTTGGAAACGTACAACCAACTTTGGGAACAATCCCTAGTACAGACACAGCATGGACATTACTTGCTACATCAGAAAGTGGAGGAGATGTATTGTCTACACAATTAACTGGATTTACTGCTACATCCGGTACTCCTACTGCATTAAGCACAGTATTACAAGCATTTCAAAACCTTTCGTATCAAACGTACGGTTATATTAAAGGAATTAATGGAAGTTTAACAGATGGTGCAATAAGTTTGGCTGGAGTAACTAGTGCTTTATCAAGTAATATAACGGTAGGGGCTAATAATGTCGCTATTCCTTTAAATAAAATAATAAAAGTAACAGCAATTTTAGATATAACAACAGCCGTAACTTCTGGTGCTACTTTTACTGTTACAGCTACAAACGCTACAATTTTAGGTGCACAAAGTATATCAGTTGGTGCATCAATTACTAATGGTTATTATATTTTAACTGGATTGGTTCAATCTACTAGCACGTTATCGCCAACAATAGCTATAACTGTTAGTTCTTTAACTGGGACTGTTACTTTAAATAATGATAGTGTACTTATAGTAGAGGCTAATTAATGAACAAAGAAGAAATTATTTCTACAGTTAATGCAATTAAAAATACACCAATTGCCCCACAAAAAGATAAATTAATAGAAAATTCTAGTGGCACAAAATTTAATGCATTAGCACAATATAATGCTATGTTAGATAATATTACCATTGGTGCTCACACTAATATAACTATTAAAAAATACGGCATAGATTGGACGATGCGTTTATTAACTGCTGAAGAAGAAATTCATATTAAAACATTTGCAAATAAAGAATGTAAAAAACATGAAATATTTGATGATTTTTATCATAATTTTCAAATTGTGGTTAAAACTCTTGCTCAAGTATTGACGCCTTCACCGTTTAAAACAGAAGGTAAAGCAATTTTTAATGAAGAAGATTTAAAATTAATTCCTTATGAAATATTATTAGATTTGTACAAAGAATGGTGTTATTTTTCTGATATGGCAACTGCTAGACCTACTGATTTAACTAATGAAGAAATGGAAAACATTTATAATATTGCAAAAAAAAAGCCCGAAGTTTTGAAGGAATTAGAGCGAGCAAAATTATTACCAACGATGTCTTATATTCTCAATTATTGCAATCAATTGGAAAAGATGTTAAAATCAGACTTGAACAATACGAATTCTTAGAATTATTAATTAAAAAAATTAAATTTGAATTAGAGCAAGTAAATGGCTGATCATAATGTTAATGTGAATTTTGTTGGGGGATCTTCTTTTAATGGAGGAGATTCTTCTAATAATTTTTTTATTTCTATTTTAAATAAATTAAATGCAACAATTGATAAATTATCTAATTCTATTAATGCTGTTAAAACTGAAAATTTAGGAAAAACAATCTATGATCAACCTAAACGAAATACATTTAAAAATGTTGGAGATGGTTTTAATAATGCAATTAATGAATTTAATGAAAATTTTAAACAAACATCTAAACGTAATCTTGAAACATTAACTAGTACTGTAATTGGTACGGTTGGGATAACTGCGTTACGTTTATTAAATAATGAAGCACAAGCTATAATGAGTCGGGCAACCGCTCAAGGTGGTTTAATAGGCGCAACTATACTTGGTAATGCTAATCAAGTTGCTACAAATTCTTTAGGTAATTTTTTTGATATTGAACGACAAAGGCAAACAAGTCAAAATTCTACAATTGCACAAAGTGTGGGCGGAGGTTTAGGTGCATTATTAGGTATTCGTTTTGGTTTAAAAGGTATGACAGCTGGTGCTGTAGCTGGTGCTGGTGTAGGAGACTATTTATCAGCAAAATATTTTAATCAAGATACTGAACGCGATATGTTACGTAAAAAGGCTATATCTCAACAAAATTTATTAGCATCTCAAAGCGAATATACTACAGGGTTTTCTAGGTTTGGTGTTAGTACCCAATTAAGCAATATAGCAAGTTCAGACATAACTGGTGGGGCAAATGTATACGCACCTATTTCTCAACGTTTTAAAGGTATGTACGGTAATTCTCAGAATTATAATGCAATACTTAGTAATATAGTACCATTTTTACAAAATAGTCCTTTAAATAAAAATAAAACTGGTGATTTAAACCAAACGGCTCAAAATTTTATAAAAGCTGGTTTTGATATAAACGATTTTAGTAAATTAACTGTTCAATCAACACAATATCAAGCATTAACTGGAAAAAATCTACAAAAATTTTCTGAAGATTTAATAAAAGCTAGAATAAAATTTGGTAATGCTTTTGATTTAAATACTATGCAAAATTCATTAAATTTAATGTCATTAGGTAAAAGTTCAAATGAAGCTAACAAAATTGCATTTCAAAGTCAATATAATCCCAGTATCATGCAAGGCATTAATCAATACATGAATCAAGCACCTAGTCAATTTTATGCAAATAAAGTTATTGGAAATAGGTACGGAATTGATATTAATAAAACTTTAAATTCTGGAGAATTTACTGGAAGCATGGAATCACGTAAAGAATTACAAAAAGAATTACGTGATTATAAGTCTGGGAAAAATTATGGTAATATATTAACAGTATTAAATGCCATAGGATTTAGTCCGCAAATGATACAAGGATGGTTACAACCTAGAATTAGATTAGCAGAAACTAAAGATTTAAAAAATGAAGCTGAATTATCCCCTATGCAAAAATTAGCAGCTACAATATCTGGAATGGATGTAACAGCTACTAATGTAACGATTAATGCATCTAATGTAAAAGGTTTAGATTTAGATAAAGCTATGCAAGACGGAAGATCTTCGGCTCAATGGTCAGCTCCTAGTGCTTATTCCGCCTCAAATATGCCAGCGATGACATCCCCAAAATAATGGCGCAATCTGTAGAAAATGCCATAAGTCAGATTGCGTCAGAAGAAAGGGTGAATAGAAATGCATTAGAAAGATTGATATATAATGAAAGCAGAGGAAACCCATACGTTGGTATGAATAATAGCAATTATTCTGCTGGTATAAGTCAAATAAGTAGGGTTGTGTGGAAAAAATACAGTAATTTACCTTATGCAGAAGCTAGTAAACCTAAATATTGGAAACAAAACATGCGTATTGGAGCAAAATATTTAAAAGAAAATTATCAAAGATTTGGAAATTGGAAAGATGCGTTATCAGCTTATAATATGGGAGCTACTGCTTTGCAAAAAGTTAAATTAGGGCAAAGAAATATGCCTATAATAACTCAAAATTATATAAAAAATTTTAAAGAATAAATAGACACGTAAACAAAAAAGGTTAATAATGCGTAATTTGGCAATAAAAATTTATCCCAGAGTAAATAGTACAGATAATTTTTATGAATTTAGTTCATTAAATACATTAAATACATTATCATTACCACTTGATTTGCAAGGTAATGGCAATCTTGATGTAAGTTCAATTTATCAATTTATTAGTTTAGATTTAAATTATTCTGTACAATCTTCAAGTATTACAAGTACTTTGGTATTATCTATGAATGAATCAAAAACAATAAAAAATGCTTTGCGTTCAGGGCAATATATTGAAGTAAGAGATAATGGTAAAACCATATTTCAAGGTGTTTTATTAAGTTGTTCATATAATTTATTATCTGTGGAAAATGAAAATCAAGGCGGAATGTATGTAATTATTACTTTAGCTCCAAGCATATATCAATTTACTATAACACCATTTGTTCTAGATGCTAATCAAGCTACGCAAATTAGCAAAGCATTAAATACTTCAATTCCAGCTTTATTTGCAAGTGGAATAGCTCAAATTGTAAACACCCAAGATTTTATTAATTATATGGTAACAAATACAGATTTAAATACTTTTTTTAATAAAACAATTGTAGGGTTAGATTTACCAACAAATGTATTTTTAATGGCAGATGCTGGTATTTCTAGAGATTCTGTATTTCGTTCAAGTATAGATTATACAAATACTGTATTTTATCAAAAAGAAGATGGCACTATATTAACTAGATTATTATCTGTAAATACATTTCCATGCCCTTTTTCTATAGATATAACAAATAATACAAATTTTGAAAATTATGCAAGTGTTTTACAATACACTGAAAATGATAACATTGCAAGCACTCCATCAGTAATTAATAATTATTCTATTTTATCTTCTAATTTAAGCATAGGTGCAAATGTTAATCAACTTTTAACTAATTATTACCCTAATCCTTTGTATTTTAATAGAATCCAACAATTAGTTAAAACAGGATGGTTCACTGGGATAATATCTCATACCCCAATTAATACAAATATTGTTACTAATGCTACAACTGCATCAATTTTTAATAAATATCTTACTTATAATAATAATCCATATATTTTGTCATCAACTCCTAGCGGGGCTATAAATGATGAAATATCTGCGTATCAAAATTTATTAACAGCAAAAGAAATGGCACAAGCATTAACTGGGTATATATCTTTAGAGTGCACTATTTCACTGGATGACCCTAATATAAATCAAGATAATTTACAATTTATTTTGGGTACAATAATTAATGTGCCTAATTCAGAACTTGGGGCTGGAATTATAGCTACTTATAATAGAAATTATAGTAATAAAGGTGCTTTTGCAACATTAAACATTTGTCCTTTAGGATCAATTACAGGGGTTTGGAAATAATTATTCTCTTATGTTTAAAAATATGATAAAATATACGTACACAATATTTAAAGATATAAAATGTTACCTAATACATCTCCAATAATTCAAAATGGTCAATTAATGATGACAGGTAATGGTAATTTATTGTTTGCACCCGATATACAAACTCAAATGCCAGTTACCATAACAGCTTATAATTGTATATATAATTATGTTATTGCTAGTGGTTTAATTCCATATTTTCAATCTATACCAAAAGGAGGATTTACTTCAGTAGAAATTGTAAGCATTATAACTAGAGCATTACAAATATTAATAACTGATAATGTAATAACAGATTTAAAAGTATCAGTACAATTTGTTACACAAAACGTTGTAGCAATAAAAATTAGTGCTATTGATGCGGTAGGTACGCCTGTTAGTTTAACGTGGGATAATTCTCAAATTAATCTATAAAATTAACAATATTAATTTGCTGTGAAGCAAATGGATAAAAACATGAATGAAATAACAATAAATTTATTATTTAATAAATATTTAAATTATTTACAAGCTCAAAATAGTAATATAAATATAAATAATAAAAATACGTTTTGGACTATTGATGCTGGTGCAATGGCATCAATTCTTTTAGATTTATATATGAATTTGCAAACAGTGCAAAATTCTATATATCCTCAATACGCAGTTGGCGATCAAGTAGATCAATGGCTATATTCTAGAGGGTTACCTGCTAGAGGAGGAATTACATATGGTTCAGTTTTAGCGTATGTTACTTTACCTACTAATTACCCTTATACAATTCCAATTAATACCGTATTTACAGATTCTGTTACGGGTAATCAATATCAAACATTACAAACTCAAACTGTAACTGCTTTAGACGTAAATATAGTACTTTATGCATTAATTGCCGGTAATGCAATTTATGAACCTAATGGTGCTACGTTAATAGATGCAAGTTCAACTTATACCGCTATTGTTAATTCTTGTCAAATTGGCCAAAATGAAGAAAATGATATTAGTTGTATAACTCGTATTTTAACAGACATAAGAACACCTGAAGCGGGTTCAAGGCAAACAGATTATTTTAATTACGCATTAAAAGCCGATTCACAAGTTACAAGTTGTATTGTTTTACCATCTTTTATTACACAATCAATGGTTGGCATATTAGGAGTATTTCCATTAGTTGGTAATTCAATAACTCAATATCAGCTAGATCAAGGATTAATAAATGGTTCTTTTATAACTTATAACCGTACAGCAAGTTTAGATATTATAAATATTGTTAATACATATATTCAAAATTTACGCTTAGTAGGTCAACCAGTAAACATTTACCCTAATAATACATATATTATTAATACATTAAATGTCACTGTATCTTTAGCAGATGGTTATTCTTTAACTACGACAATTGAAGTGGATAGTCAAGATGTAAATGGTAATCCTGTAACTCAAACATATACCGTTGAACAATTAATAAAAAGACAAATTAGATTAGCAATTTGTAACCAACCTTATGGAGCAACAGCGATAGGGAATAATGTACCTCCAAATAGATATATTACAGTTGATAGCTTAATAACAAGCGTCAGTAATCAATTAAATTCTCCTAATGGTTCTTTGGCACAAGTTTTAATTAATTTAATTGTTGAAGATGGAGACATACAAGTCCCTTCTCAAAATGCAAGCACAACTTATATTGAATATACTTATGACATACAATCGTATGATAATATTTTAATTAGTGTAATTTAAAATGATTTATGATCAAATTCAAGCATCATTAAACAATGTATTACCAGTAATCGGATCAGCATATCAAATATATGTTACTGTTATATATAATAATGCTATAGATGGTGATAATTCTTTGCATAAAGCTACAATTATTAATTGCAATGTTTTATACGGCAATGTTCAAATTAATAATTCTGGAATATTTATTGCATTAGACAATTTACCAATTGCAATTGGTGTAACATCAGTAATATCAACAGTTACATATTTTACAATATTTTATTCTAAAGCAATTTATTCACAAAGTTTACCAAATAATTATATTAAATTTGTACAAAAAATTCCTAAAGGAATTTTTAACGATATTAATCCCAATACTTTAATAGGTCAAATATCACAAGCAAAAGCAAATATGCTCGACGATTATTATCAAAAATATTTTTTTGTGCAAAATCAAGTTTATAGTAATGATTATTCTACCCAATTAGAATTTCAATACAATGGAACTATTGGATTATTGAGCAACAGTATGTATTTGCCCCAATTATTTAATTTATTAGCATCTATAAACAACGTAGCATTAAATGTATATGATTTAGAATTATTTATTAGTAAATATATTTATTATAGATTAGGCGTAGTATGCGCAATTTATATTAATGATAATATAGATCCATTAGACAACTATTGGGAATTGGGTATTAATGGTAAAACTGAATTAGATAGTACTGCTATTTTAGCACCGGACAATCTTTTTGCAATTCAGAATTTAATATGGAACATATTTAATTCTGATAGTTTTTTGTTAGAATTTAAACAAGAAATTCAAAATTTAATAATTAGAATGAGTAGAGCAGATGTAGGAAATATTGTTCAATTTTTTAATGATGAACCTACAGATAATGGGTTTACTTTAATAGGTGCTACATATCCAAATGATCCACGTTTAATTTATAACAGATGTTTACAATATTTAGGTGATGAAGAATACCCTCTAAATATTTTAGGGTACACAAAATAATATTTTTTAATTTTAAGGTAATTTAAATTTATGGATAACAACCAATCAACATGGACACAAGGTCAATCAGTAACAGCAGAACAAATGACAAACCTTAGTAATGATTTTTATTTACGTTTTCAAGAATTAACTCAAGAATATGTTCCAATTATATTACATTTGGATGGTAATGTAACTATTGATGGGGCTGGTAATGTTACGGTTCCAGATGGTGCATTTGCATTTTCCCCAACTACATATTCTTTTTTACCATTTAATACAGCAATTTTTGGCAATGCGATAGGTTCAACGGTTGCAACCGTTGGAAACGGTTATATTGTAGCAAGATATTCTATATCTCCAAATACTCCAAATGCGACTAATTATTCATTTCCAACCACATATGTATTTATTATTTCAGAACCATTAGTTACAGATGTAATAATATGTCAGATTACTAATGGGGCAATTAGTTCTTATGGGAAAATATGGATTAAAACAGATATAACTACATTAAATAGTGAAGTAAGTACATTACAAAATCAAGTAAGTACATTACAAAATCAAGTAAGTACATTAAATGGTCAAGTAAATACATTAAATAGTGAAGTTTCTGCATTACAAAACGCAACTACTTCTTTTTATTTTACTGATGGTGGATCCACTAATATTACATCTAATATTACATCTTTTGGAACCGGCGGATTTAAAGCTATTAATATGTCGGGAACAGCATCTATAGTTTTAACTAACGGTTCAGGTGGTGTAGCTTTGCCTACTATTTTCGCATTGACAAATGGTAGAGCAAATGTATTAACTCAAAACAACGTTATTGGAACGGCTACTTTATTTGATGAACCAGCTGGTGGCAGAATAATTGGAATAATAACAGCACCGACTAATCCAGCTTTTACGGTACAAATTCTTGGAGCATCAGGTGCTCCAACAGGCACTTATACTGTTTCATTTAGTTGTTCTTATACTGGATTTTAAAAATGGCAAATACTTTAGGGATTATTAATACTGCTAATGAATTGGCTTATTTAACTGGGCTTTTTAATTGGCAAATGTTGGATGCTACTTATACAACACCTGATAATAAAAAAACTGTATCTTTTAATATTGTTAATAATTTAGGTAATTTTAATGTTCCTTTAGCTCAGTATGTTAGTGGAGCCGTAAATGCATACAATTTGGTTAGTTCTGCATTAGGCGTAACTTCAGATCCAAACCAAAATTTATTTAATACACAAATGACTTCAACGGGAATAATTGAAAGTATTAATCGTAAATATGTGTTAAATAAAATACCTTTTGCTAATTATGATCAACCTGTAGATATGGGAACTGGATCACAAAAAATAACTTTTAGAATAATATTTTGTGGCACAATGTATTTGACAGCTTTACGTAATTTTCAACAATATATTTTTGATAATAGCGTTGGTAGTTTAGGAACTTTGCAACATCCATTTTATGGAAAAATTAACAATGTGTTACCTATCGATTGTCGCACTACATATGATTATGCTTCATTAAATTTTGTTTTGTGTGAAGCGTCTTTTTTAACTTCTGATTTAACTCATTTGTCACCATCTTTAATTAAAAATAACGCAACTCAAATTATTAGTACGTGGTATACAGGAATTCAAAATACTATTACTTCTTTAATTGGCACAATATCAACGGCTAAAGTAATTGGTACACAAATTGGAGCTGGGGTTGGAATATGAATAATTATATTATTAATGCATTAACTATAATTTTAGATACATATCAATCAATATTAGCATTTTTTTATCAAAAAATATTACAAAATTCTTTTATTAATAATGATTTAACAACTTATGACATTAATTATAATTTATTATTACCTAGTTCTCAATATTTAACTTTTTTAACAACAGGTCAAGTTAATGCACAAATGCAAGCTTATATAAATTTATGTAATGATTTAATTAAATATATTACAAATTTACCAATTATTCAAACAAATTTATTTTATGAACAAATTCAAAACACTTTAAATATTAGTATTTCTCAATTAAACGGTTTTGCTTTGTCGTTACTTGAATCTCAATTTAATAATATTTTAATTTATTATGTACCTTTTAACATGAGTATGACAAATGTATTATTTTTAAATAATATTAATTTAAATACATGGCAACAACAAGTAAAATTAAATGCAGGAATAAGAGATTTTAATAATATTTTACAAAATACACAACTTAATTTAACAAGAGGTTAATTATGAGAATTAATTTATTAATTGATAAAAATGGTAATTATATGAACCCTAGACCGCCATTGATATGGTCTAGTCCTATTACTGGTGAATCTGGTAGTACTCTTTATTCTTGTCAAGCTTCATTAGAATTTTTTAATAGTATTATTAAAGAGTCTAATGGCTTATACGTTCCCGATGAAACAACTGTTGTTACAAATGGTTTAAGCGGTATGTTAACCTTTAATTTATTTCCTAGTAAATTTTCACCTTATCCTGTTTCTGTTACATCGGGAAATGTTATTGATATTTCAGACACGTGTACATTTCAATGGACTGGAGTTGTGGATCATATAAACTTTATTGCAACTTCAATTGTTAATTGTAATTATATAAATGTTCTTTTAGATAGAATATAGAGGTTAATTATGACTACAGGTCAATATAATGGTTCAATTAATTATGTTCAAGGTATAGGTGGAACAAATGGAAGCGGTTCATCTAGTAATACTTTTGCTGTTACAGTTGCAACCACAACTAACATTGATATTGCGTCAGCTCCTGCAATTATTGATACTATAACTCTTATAGATGGTAACACCATTTTAGTTAAAAATCAAACTCCAGATACTGGGAATGGCAACCCAAATAATGGCCTTTATTTATTTAACGGGGCTAATAATCCATTAACTTATTTGGCAAGCTTTAATACGTGGAATGCATACGTAGGTTTATTAGTGTCCGTATCTTTGGGGTCTCAAACTGGCACATCTTGGACATCAAACGCTACAACAGGCGGTATTTTAGACACAACATCTTTGGGCTTTGCTAGCAGTGCAACAGGTAATGTAACTGTAACAGGTGGTTTAACTAAAACAGGTAATAATTTAACGTTAAAAACTGTAACTGCTCCGACTAATCAATTTTCCAATGGCGTTGATATAAATGGTAATATTATTTATGCACAAGTTAGTGCTGGTCAAGTAAGTGGTTTAGCTCCAAGTGCGACTACTGATACTACTAATGCAGATAATATTAGTTCAGGTACATTAGCAGATGCTAGACTTTCAACTGATGTGACAAAACAAGGTAATACATTTAATGGCAATAGTCAATTAGTACAACTTAATTCTTCAGGTCAAATTCCTGCAATTGATTCCTCATTGACAACAATAGGTGGTTCATTTATTCCAATTAATTCATCAGTATTAGCAAATGATTCAATAAATACTGCATTTGAAAAAGTGCAAGGACAATTAAATAATATAGAACCATTGACACAATGGAATTTGGGAATACCAAAATATCCAACAACAAATTACAATGTGTTAACTACAGATACAGTTATTATAACTCAAGCTATTGATTTAACAATTAGTTTATACGCGATATCGGGTGTTACAGATTCTACGCCAGTAGTAATAAAAGATGGTGGAAGAGGTGGTACAATTGTTACAACATCAGATAGTAGTTTAATAGACGGTAAAACATCAATTACATTAAACGCATTAGATTGTTTAACTGTATTCCCAACTTCAACAAATTGGGCTATTTTATCTGAATTATTAAATTCAACGCCACCTCCTACTGCTAACGTAACAGCTTACACTGTAACTTCACCAGCATATTCAGACAATGGGATTTTATTAATTGCAAATCCATTATGGTCAGGATTTTTGCTTGGGAATTCAGGATCAGCATTTATTGTGTCTTTGCAACAACCAACACCTGTAACTCAAACACAACAATATTTATATGTTAACGCAATTGGTGGTGTGTATCCTACTACAGGTATGTTAGTTTTATCTCAAACAGCAACCACGGGGGATTTAGGGTTATTAATTGGTGATGATGGTAAATTATATAACATTCCTTATGATAATACTCAATTCCCGACAATTCAAGATAGCGTACAGAACGTACCCGCAATCGACACAAGACCAGCTGGTATTACATTAGCTAAGCAAGGAGCAAGCTCTGGTAGTGCGGGTCTATTGTTTGGATCTGACAGCAAATTATATAATTTTACAATCAATTAATAAAGGATTAAAATATGTCAAATTTACTTCCTGCAAATTTAAATCAATATGTGATTCCAACTGGAGCACAATTAAATACAACAAATACAACAATTAATGCTTTAATTCAATATTTTAATTTTGTTCCGTCAAACGAAGATATAACACCGTTAACAATTAATAGTAAACAAGGTTTAATTATAACTGGTACATTAAATGAAACAATTACATTACCTGATGCTACAACACTTCCAGTAGGTTATTCATTTATTATAATTAATAATTCAACTGGTAATGTAGTTATACAAAATTTTATATTGGGTAATTTATTAACTTTAATTCCAAATCAAATAGTTTTTGTTGTTTGTAACAATATTACGACACCAGCAGGCACATGGATAAATGCACCATTGCAAGGGGTTCCAAAATTTTATTTATTGGCTCCTTTGTCAAATTTAAATATTGGTGCTAATTTATATAATGAAATTAGAATATCTGGAACAGCAGGAGTTTTAACAACTACTGAAATTCAATTACCAGATGTAATAACAAACAATTTAACAGTTGGATATCAAATTACTATTACAGAAGATGCTGGGTATCCAGTGTCAATTAAAGACTCCACAGGCACATTAATTTCTTCGCAAATTCCCGTAGGTTATGAAATATTAACATTAACATTAAATGACGTGTCTCAACCACAAGGTAATTGGTCTGGCAATCCAGTTCCTACAGATAAAATTATATCTAGTACGTCTTTACCCAACACTGTTATGCGTAGAGATGTTAACAATAACAGTGGTGTTAACAATATGTTTACAGGGCATGGTTTTATATCCAGTACTGGAGGAGTAACCAGATTAACCAATTCTAGCCCTCAATCTTTAACTTGTACAGGTGAGCCGGTACAGGTTGTTACATTACCTGATGCTACAACTCTTCCGGTTGGTGCAGTTTATTTTATATCATACATCGGTTTAGATTCAATAATTATTAACGATGGTTCTAATCAATTAGTTCAATTATATACAAATGGTTATGCTAGATGTTGTTTAAAAGATAATAGCACATCAAATGGGGAATGGGATATATTTACTTATAATAATATTTCTAATGTTGCTTATGTAACAGGTCAAGGGGAAGATGATTCTGCGCAAGTTGGTAGTCAATCTTTAACTTTTGCAACCGTTCAAAAAGCATGGGATGCGACAAAAGGAATAATATGTTCAACGGTATATCTTTACCCTAAAGATTTAGTAGGTTATGGTGATTTGTTAATAGATGAATCAAGATCTAATAATTTAATTGGTATTGGTGATTCTAACGTTGCTGGTAATTTAACAATTAATGATAATAATAATAATCCTGTTGCAACGTTAGCAATTTTTAATATTTATTGGAATAATTTAATAATAAATAATTATAACGACAACATTTACGGCGGTTATTTTGTTAACGGAGCATTTAATGATATTACTTATACAAATGAAGAAAGTTCAAATGTAGGAATTCAAACAGGCAATAATTATGAAAATATGAATATTACAGGAAATATTGATTATTTTTCAAATGGATACGCTAAACAAACAATTAACATTACAGAAACATATCAAACAGTAGTTTTTAGCGGTTCAACTAGAACAATGACAATTAACGGTACTAATGTTAATGTACTATTTTTAAATTGTTCTAATTATCCAAAGATTGTGTTTGCAAATGGTGCAACATCTGCTCAAATAAGTTTTGGGGGGAACAACAATAATATTCAAACTGGTGGCTCAACAACTTATGTTGCAGAAATAGGAGATTATCAAACTCAAATATCTTTTAGTGAAATAAATAATGTATTAACGTTAAATACTGATGATTTTTTTGTGGGGTGGTATTGTTACGTAAAAGTTTTAGCGGGTGGAAATTTAGTAATAAACAATGGTTCAACGTTATTAGCGCATGTTACAGAAAATCAATATGTCCTACTTACTAAAACTGATGATGCTGCGTATCCTTGGCAAATAAGTCATTTAGATAATGACAATATATCTTTAGTCACTTTAAACACAACAAACCAATCGTATACGTTAGGTTTTGGTGATGCTGTAACACAAAATTTTTATGTTACAGCTACAGGTGCAATTCTTTACACAACAATTTCTGGAGCAACACCTACCACAGGTCAACAATTTAGAATTATTAATAGTTTTGAAAGCACAAATAGTTTACAGATTAAAAGAGATCCAACAAATAATTTTGGAATTATTACTTTAGCACCAAATTCTGAAGTTACATTGATGTGGAACGTCTCGCTTTGGGTAGCACCAACTTCTATGGAAACTTCAAGCACTGGTACATTTACCCCAGATTTAATTAGTTGGACAAATAGCGGTACTCCTACGGTTACAGGGTTATATACTCAAGTTGGTCATTTAATTTATATGATTATAAAAGTTGTTCCAGCATCTGGTGGTTCTGTGTCCGCAATTTTAAATACATCAAGTATTACCGGAATACCGTTTAATACCGATTTTGGTATTTTTTCACAAATGCACGATCAAGTAAGTCAAGGTAATTGTTCTTACACTAGTCAAATTAACCCGCAAACTACTGGTACAATTACTTCTGGAGCGTTGGTATTTTCTGGCACATTTTATGCGACAAATATATATGATTAAAAAAGGTTATAATATGGACTTCAGTATAATTTTAAATAAATTACACTTAACAACAATAAATATAATAGTATTATTTACTACTATATTTACAATTCCGGCTTCTTTATTTATATTTTTAACACGAGGAATATTTTATAAAAATAAAGACAAAGAATTTTCAATTAATCAACCAAAAGGAGAAAAAATTGGTTAAATATTTAAAAATTAATACACTTATAATGTTAAGTTGGTACGGGTGTTTAAGGTGGGTGTTTTTGGCTATATCAAATCAAACAAGCGTGGATTGGTTGCAAAACCCAATAAGTTTTTTTATAGCAATGTATTCAATAATGTATCTCGGGTTTACAATAGCTTTATTAATGTTTTCAACCAAAAAACCTAGTTATTTTGTTGGGGCATCAATTGCTTTGTTTATTGCAAATGCTTATTGCTTAATTGAAATGACAAATTTATTTATAAAAGATTTTACTGTTGTAAATTTTGCTTATTTTTTATTAGATTGTTATATTTTATCGTATTATACTGTCATGTGGCGTTTTTGTTGCATGACAAGTGACAATAAAATATTATGCCCAACTGTAAATATTAATTTAAAATAAAATAGGTGGTATAATGCAAATAGTAAGTTTACAAATGGGAACAATTTTATCATTGTTGATAACAATTTTTATTGCAATAGTAAGTTATTTAATAAAAAGACACGATAGATCTGATGAAACTGATAAACAAATATTAGATAAATTATCAGAAATAAAATTAATTGTAACAAAAACTGAATTTAAATTAGAAGAAATGCAAAAAAAATTAAATGAAGTTATTGAGAAAGTTAAAAATGTGGCTTGATATTAAAAATTTAATAAAAACCCAATGGGATAATAAAATACATAGAATAATTTGGCTTTGCGTTTTTGCAACTTGTTTTTTTGAAATATTTCATGGTAACCAAACTGATGAATTTGTCAGATATTTATTTATGAACGTTTTTGCAAAAATTATTAATTCTATAACAAATGATCCATCATTCACTCATGCAATTGCGTTGGGTGCCACTGGAGCTGTTGGTTATTTAATTAAATGCATTATAAATTGGTTTAAAAGTAAATAATTAATAAAACTGAATTGGTGTAAATAGGGTCATTCCCGAAAAGTCTATGCCTTGCTGACGTTTACACCATTCGAGGGGCTGTTTTCAATTCTATCAAGGCTAGAATATATTTTATGAAAGTATATTCATGAACATGAACACAATAAGTGATAATGTATCTAACCACATGTTTAATAAAAAAGATTGTGCAACGTCAGGACAAGTAGAACGTTTAGGCTTATCCAACATGGACACAACTAACACAAATGGTGCTCAAAACCGTGATACTGTTGAACAATTTGGGTTTCAAGAATTAGGTGCTATTTCTGCAACACATAAAGATAGTTCTGATCAAGCTCGATATTTTGCTGAACAAAGTTTAAATGGTGCTCAAAATAATTATACTGCTACATCGACTGGAACTAAAGATATTTTAGTGCAAAATGCTGTAGATACAGGTACAATTATAAAATCTAGCACTGATGGATTTACTGCTGTTGCATTAGACGGCAAAGACAACACAGCTAACGTTATTAGTGCAACTTCTGATGGGTTTTCTAGACTTGCAATGCAAAGTTCATATCAAGCATCAGAAAGTGCTCAACGCGACGCAACCAATACTGCAAATGTTTTACTAGGTCAAACGATTGGTTATAAAGACGGCATTATCAACGCTACAGTTAACGCTTCTGCTGTTGCTTTACAAAATGCAACTTTATCAGCTCAAAGTCAAACAAGTATGGCTTCAGGTTTTTGTGCTGTTCAAAAAGAAATTTCTTATACAAAAGCATCATTAGAACTTTTGGCGGCACAAAATAAAGCTTCTAGTGATTTATTGGCTATGCAAAATAAATGTGCTTTAGAATTAGAAATGGCTAAAAATAATTCAATACTATTGGCTAAAATGGCAGAATGTTGTTGCGAAAATGAAAAATTAGTTCTTACTCAAAACACTTTAATTGTAGAAAAAACTAATCAAACAAATGCCCTTGTTCTTAAACTTGATGATGAACGTACTAGAGCTGAACTTTCTGATATTAAATTAAAATTAGCTATTTGCGAAGCTAAAAAAGGCGGATAATTTTTATTATAAATTAATCATTTTTTTGTTAATTATAATTATTATTTTATTACTTCATTTAATATAACCCTATAAATAGGGTTATATTATTACCATTTTATCCATGTACCATTTTTAAACATGGATACTTCATTTTGTCTACGTTTATGTAATAAAATTGAATCAATTGATAACATTCCCGCAATTATTATATCTTTGTTTCCATTAATAATAGCTTCTTTTGTATGTACATAGCTATTAAATTTTTTACCAACGCCAGTATTGTATAAAAAATCAATTAACGCATTAAATTCGTTTTGTGTTGGTTGCCATTTAAGATTTTTCTCAAACCATGGATATATATTTTTTTCTAAATAATAATTAAAAAATTCATATGCTTGAGACAATGTTATTTCTAAATCTGTTAATGATACTAATTTTCCATTAGGATATATAGTTGTACCAATTCCAATAGTTGGAATACATTTACTATCAGGGTAAGGTTTTAATTTACACCCTTCATGAAAAGCCGTCATATCAAAACCATTTTGATCAAGTTTAAATATTTCAATCATTATTATTACCTTTTAAATATTAAACAGTCCGAAATAATCGGACTGTTATTTAATTTATATTAAAACTCAAAACCTACATTAACTTTCATAACAGGATAAATACTAGAAAATACTGTATTCTCTTCTTGAACACCATATCTGCTAACTTTCATCATATCATTATTACCTTGAAACATTGTAGCCCCCAAATCAGTATCAATATACCAACCTTTATATAAATTAGCTTTATAACTTAAACCAGCGTAAGGTTGAAACCCGCTAAATGATGTGTGATTATCAGTAATGCTTTGGCCTTGTTTTAAAACAGTAAGATGGGTAAATTTTTCATCACCATCAATGTAATATGTACCTGCATTTACAGATAATCCTCCAAAAAGTTTATAATCTAATAATAAATCCGCTGTTAACAATTTTACTGCTAAATTGTGATTATCAATTGCATTTGTGTCAAATTGAATGTGACTAGCACCTAATTTAACGCTAAAATCAGATGTCCCAATCGGTAATGTAACTCCCAAACCATAACCAGTTGTACCAATACCTACATCAACTCCTAAACCGTGACATAATGTTCCACTAGCAATTAAAGTAGTTAATAATAATTTTTTCATAATTTATTTATTCCTTTTTAAATTTAGTTTTAGTTTTAATTTTAATTAGTTGCAAATATGGTATTTTTTAAAATAGCTTCAAATAAATCCGTACCAACTAAATTCGCCCCAAATAAAATAGCTCCAGATAAATTCGCTTTAGATAAATTCGCCCCAGCTAAATTAGCCTTAACTAAATTAGCGTGATATAATTTTGCCTCAAATAAATACGTTTCAGACAAATTTAATCCTGACAAATCAACACCATCTAACTGCGCCCCAGCTAAATTTGTTCCATACAAATTTGCCCCATATAAATTAGTTTCAATGAAATTCGCTTCAGATAAACCAATTCCAGACAAATTTAATCCTGACAAATCCAAACCTGACAAATCTAATTTATGAAAGTCTTTGTGCCCGCATTCATACGCTAACATAAGTTCTTCACGTGTAATTTTATTACTTATAATTTATCCTTTTTAAATATTAAAAATAACAATGTTAAATAAAATTTAACACTGACAATATTATAATACACTGGGGTATATTATGTCAAATTATTTTATGTATAACCCAAATATTTAAGTATTTCTTTACGCGCTGAATCTTGGCCATAGCAAACAATAGCCATATACCCCTGTTCATTTAACTTATTTAACCATTCTTTTTGATTAATTTGTAATTTACCAGTTTTAGTTTTTAATTCTATAAATAACCCATGTTTGTTTTGTTTAGCCACTGGTAAAAATAAATCTGGATATCCAGCTTTCATGCCTAATTCTTTTGCTCTTTTACCGGCTAACGCATTAGTTAATTTAACCCCGTTCATAGAAGCGTTTAATAAATCTAATTCAGGTATAATTTTGCTATAATGATTAGCCCATTGTATCAAAGCTTTTTGTTCTTGATATTCATATACTTTTTTAATTTAATTTTACTTTCCAGAAAAAATAGTTTTAGTTAAATTTGTCCTAAATAAATATGCTTTAGATAAATTTGCCCCAGCTAAATCCGTACCAACTAAATTCGCCCCAAATAAAATAGCTCCAGATAAATTCGCTTTAGATAAATTCGCTCCAGCTAAATTAGCTTCAATTAAATTTAATTCTGACAAATCCAATCTTGACAAATCTAATTTATTAAAGTCTTTGTGTCCGCATTCATACGCTAACATAAGTTCTTCACGTGTGATTTTGTTACTCATTTTTTATAACCTTTTAATATTATTACATTTTTAGCGTGATTTAATAATTCGCATTCATGATATTTGTTAGCATTTTCAACTGTTATTAACATAATTTTACCCAGTGTATTATCAGTTTTTTTTAAATATGTCATTGGTTTACATTCTTGTAATAAAGTTGCAGAAAAATACGGCATAACCGGTTTATCCACAAATTGAATTGATGAACAACCATTTATAAATAATAAACATATAATTATAATAATTGTCAAAGTAATAGCAGATTTAAAATCTAACATTGTCTATCCCCCATTCTTTGTTAATTAATTGAATAAAATCATCATTTATAATTGTTAAATTAACAATTTTTTGTTGTGATTCAAAATTATTATTAATGTTTTTATTATAATTATTAATCATATTTTCTAAAGGGTTCATAAAATTTAACATATCTTGCTGATTATTAATATTAATCGCCATTTGTTTAATCGTATTTTTTGTATAACGAGCTTCTGTATGATTAGAAGCTATATGCCATACAAAAGTTGTATAAAGTGCTATAATTAATAATACAGCACTCATAAAATATATTTTATTAAACATCATCTTCCCAATTAAAGTACTCAATAGATAACGAATAAACACGTGTTCCGTTTTCTGTTATACCAAATTTAGCTAACCGATTATTTTTTAAAAAATTAATATAATTATTTTCAGTAATAATTGTACGCGTATTAAATAATTTAATTCCGTTATTAAATTTAATTTGTTCTTCGTGATTAAGTTGTTTTTTAAAACTTTCTCCGAATTTATTTAATTTATACATGTTGTATCACCTTTAATAAATTTGTTAAAAAAATAATAAATTGTCAATTAAATTTAGCTCCAGTTAAATCCGCGCCAACTAAATTTGCCCCAGATAAATTAGCTTTAGATAAATTTGCCCCAGCTAAAACCACACCAGTTAAATTCACACCAGATAAATTAGCTTTATATAAATTTGCAAAAGCTAAATTAGCCTCAAATAAATTCGTTTCAATTAAATCCGCCTCAGATAAAATTGCAAAAGATAAATCCGCGCCAACTAAATTTGCTTTTTTTAAATTGGTTTTTGATAAATGTGCTCCAGATAAATAAGACCATTTCAAATTAACTTTATATAAATATGTTTTTGACAAATTTGTTCTAATTAAATTCGCCCCAGCCAAATTTAATTCTGACAAATCCAACCCTGACAAATCTAGTTTAATAAAATCTCTATGTCCGCATTCATATGCTAATTTGATCTCATCACGAGTAATTTTGTTACTCATGTTTTATTCCTTTTTTAATAAATTGTCAATTAAATTTAGCCCCACTTAAATTCGCTCCAGCTAAATTCGCTTTAGATAAATCCGCTTTAGATAAATCCGCCCCTGACAAATTTAATCCAGACAAATCTAAATCAGACAAATCCAACCCTGACAAATCTAATTTATGAAAGTCTTTGTGCCCGCATTTATAAGCAAGTTGAATTTCTTTACGTGTGATTTTGTTACTCATTTTTTATTCCTTTTATAATAAATTGCATAAAATTTTTTTGTTTTAAGTTATTCATTATTAATTATCTTCTCCCATAAAATTACATTCATTAAAGTTTAAATACCACGGATATTCATTAATTGAATAAACTTTTTTAGATATAAAATTATTATTAACAAATTTATTCTTGGTAGAGCCTACTTTATTATCAGTAGTTAAATATGATTTTTTAGTTAAATTATGATATACGACATTAGGTTTATATGAATAAAAAGCATATGACACTTCACAAGTAATGTAAAATAATTTATTACATATACACTCTACCCATTCTCCATCATTTTCATCAGGTAATCCGTCACACGTATCATATTCATATGGTTTTTCACAATACGGACAATTATAATCTTTACTCATTATTTATTCCTTATATTTATTTGTTAATTACCAAGTTTCTTTTTTATCACCTTTTATTTCATCCATTATATCTTCAAGTTCATATTCTTGTTCAGCATTACTAATATCAAAAGTTGGGTTTTGTTTTATTTCTTCAACAAATGGGGTAGGCACAAATTTATTTGGTTTATTTTCTGTATTTTCTATTGGCATTTCCACAGCATTTGGATATTTTGGCGATAAATCTCCAATATCTTGATTTTCTTCAACTGTTTGCAATCCCATTAACAATTCAGGAGAATAAATTTTGCCAAAAAATGAAGAAGCCCTGTACCGTAACATTATTTCTGGCATTGTTTGCCATTTGCTACCAGACTTAGTATACCAACCTTCTTTTACTGCCATTTCAATAGTAATTTTTGAACTTTCTAATCTTTGATTAGTTTCTTTTTCTGTTGCGTAAGCTATACAGCTCCAATTATGAATTTTAATTTGTTTAGTAATTAAAGATTTTTTATTATTTACCCACATTTCTTCAAAATATTCAACTTCTTTTTCTCCTAGATCTTCCATATCAAAACGCAAAGATGTGTATTTACCACAATTATTAATCGCTGCGATTATCCATTGGCTAGACCAAGAAGGCCGACCACTAACAATATGTAAATTTTGCATAACCATTAATTCGTTAGCTTTCATTCTATTTGCCATGTCAATAGCTATTGCGCAATTTGCTATTGCATTGGGGTTATTTTCATACCCAATAACTTTACCATATTCTTTTTTTTCTATTTGTAATCTAAAAGAAGTTGGTACTAAACTAGAATTGGCTAACAATGTAGCTTTTCTTTGTAAAAGATTAAACTCTTCTATCATTATGGATACTGTTGTATTAACGTTATTTTGTGTTATTTCTGTTGTCATATTTTTACTCCAAAATATTTATTATAGTTGTTTGTTATTTCAATCTCTTTCCACGTAGGTATTTCTAACGTGCTTACAGGGTTATCCATTGCCCACGCATTGCTTTGTAAGTTATCTGTGTATATAGCGCACCCCCTATCAATTTCCATCATGCCTAAATTAATTATAGAATCACCGCAATAATATGCAAACACTTCACCTGTTACAGTTGATATTGCCACATACACCACGGTTGGTGTGTAATCAAGCTCATATACAATTTTAGTTGCATTAGAATAGCTACCAGCTTGTGTATAATACCCAAATTTAAAAAAATCTTTTTCAAATTCTATTGCACTTTTTGCTCGTGTTGATTTTAAATCGATTATTAAGCCTTGTTTAGGAGATATAAAATCTAGCCTAGCTTTCCAATCTATACCTTTATAAGAATAATATAATTCCGATTGTTTTTCACAACTTGCAATTACTTCTTTAAATGTATAACCTTCCAGAAACCCATCAGTAAATTTATAATTATTTAAGTTTATTATCCATTTGTCAATTAATTTTTTCCAATGTTGAGTTATACACCCTTCTAATTTTGTTGTTTTAGTATTTTTAACAATCAATGCTTCATATTCTGCAGGAGAAGTTAACGCTAGATCTAAACATGTGCCAAGTTGCATACTTTTAGTGTTAGAATCCATTTCTAATCCTAATATATGTTCTAAATAAAACAATCTTGGACTTTCTAGTAATGTCTTCATTTTACTTTGTGACATTCTAGGGTTTGTAAAATAATTACGCAAACTCATAATTTATTTCTTTTTCATATAATTCACAATATTTTTTACATTCATTACATGTATCGTCATTTTCCCACTCATCACTACCACAAGTCATACAACGTGGAGTGTTGTTATATATATATAAATGATGTTGGTCTAATTGGTCATCAATATAATCATATTTCATAATTGTATTCCTTTTTTTATTTATTAACGATATTATAATATACACTGGGTGATTATGTCAAATATATTTTAATTTATTTTTTATATTTCTATTATATTATTGTTTTAATTATTTATTATATTTTAATAAAATAAATATATTTGACTTTTTAACGGGGGTATTATATAATAACGTTATAAATTAAATTATACTGTTATAAAGGTAAAAAATATGAATGAAGCACGTCGTAAATATAAAAAAAAATTAGCTGAATCAACCAGTGAAGTTAGAGTTAATAAAAATGTAGTTAAAAATTTAAAAGATTTAAAGTTTTTATTTAACGTTCGTAATCATAGTAATGTTATTGAAATTTTGGTTGAAAATAATCATAAATATCAAGAATTAAAAAAAATAATTGAAAATGAAACTTAAAAACAAAATAGCTATTTTTAATTTTGAACCGCTAGAAGAAAAACAAAGTTATTGTGTAGTTCATTATAAAAGTTTTGTGCAACAATCGTTTATTCTTCCTAGTGGCAAAATTTATATAAAGGAGTGTGATGAATGCGAAAAGAATAAGCAAAATAAAAGATCTATTGAAAAACAAAAAGAATATTTAAGCAAAATAAAGGTAAATTATGAAAATTAAACAATTGAATTGGCGTATTGTTGATCAAAAATATATAAATAAATTTTATAACGAAATTGATTTTTTTATATACGAAAAATCATATAAAATTGGTGATATTGTAGCAGATGGAATTTACGGTGCTGTTTATCATATTGAAAAAAACAATCACGAATATAAGTTGTATTGGGTATTTGCAAGAAGTAATGACGATTATTTTTGGGTAATTGATTTATTAAATACTGATACCGATATAAATAATTTATATAAAATAGCCCAAAATCATTTTGAATCTGCTGTAAAAGAATATTTAGAAGAATATTAAATAAATTTATAATATAATGTTATATGAAATAATTTCATAATTTTCTGTGACGGAGAATTATATGAAGTTATTTTTAACTTCACCCCCGTATTTACGATGACCGTCACTCATTGTTATACGGGTTTTTTATTTGGAGATTGAAGATGAAACAATTAAAAAAAACATTAAATATGGAGAAAAACCATGAATAATATACATTATTTTAATATAAATATAGCTGTTCAATACGGCATAGAAGAGGCTATTCTATTGCAAAATATATCTTTTTGGACGCAAAAGTACATAGCCAACAACGAGCATTTTTATGATGGATTATATTGGATGTACAATAGTCGTTCTGCTTGGCAAAAGTTATTTTCGTACATTAGTGAAAATAAATTACGACGCGCATTAGACACATTAGTTAAAGCTGGTATATTAACAACTGGTAATTATAATGCTTCAAAATACGATCATACCAAGTGGTATGCGTTGACGTTACAGGGTTTAGAATTATGCCAATTCGATACCACTAAAATTGACAATTCGATTTGTGATAATTTGGATATATCGATTGGTGAATTTAACCAATCAATTGGTTATAATAACCAATCTTGTTTGGTGGATTCCACCAATCCTAATATAACTAATAATAAACATACTAATTTAAAAACATCTAATAATAAACTTTTAGAATGTAAAAATTTAAATATATTATTTGAACATATTAAACAAGTATCTAATACTAAAATACAGTTGACACTTGATCGTAAAAAAGACATTAATAATATTTTAGCTTTAGGTTACGAGATAGATCAATTAAAAGAGGCATACAGCAATTTTTGTAATCATCCATTTGTTATCAAAACTGGACAGCAACTTAAATTATCATATTTTAAACGTGACATTGAAACATTTATGTTTAGTAAACAAATACATAATTCTCCGACGACTCAAGAGCAATTGTTCGATTTAACAAATAAAATTTACGAAGGGACATTATAAAATGGAAGTATCACAAAATTTAATTGATGCATTTAATAAAATTAAATATTCTTTGAAATTGTTTGAGTGTGAAAAGCACGGAATTGATGAAAAAAACACATCTAAAACTTGTTATAAATGCAAAATTGAGCAAGAAGTATTAGAAGAGATTGAGAATAGTCGTAAAATATTTGCACAAAAACAAAAAAAAGCTAATATAGACGAAGATATTGTAGCTAAGGATAGTACTTTCGATAATTACGTTCCTACTAATAATAAAGCTATTGATTTTAAAAATAAAGTATTGTCTTATAAATATGATAAAAATATATTAGCGTGCGGAAATACTGGAAACGGTAAAACTCACATGGGTTATGCGTTAATTAATCAAGCATTGCAAAATAATATGACAGCATTCCACATATTATTTTATAATCTTAATCGCACATATATAAAACATGAAGATATTTATAATTATTTAATTCGTTGCGATTTTTTAGTAATTGATGAGTTTGGTATTCAAGATAGCGATTATACTGGTGGTATTCTTTACATGGTAATTGATGAGCGCACAAGACGTAATAAGTGGACTATGGTGGTTACAAATTTAACCGCTACTGAGTTTAGAAGTAAAATATCAACATCATTGTTATCAAGATTTAAACAAAATGATATTTTAATGTTGAATACAGATTGGGATGATTATCGTATTACCAAATGTGGAAGTAAGAAATAAATAGTATTTAAATTGATTTTAAGGTGCCTACGTTTGATTTTAAAATAAAAAACATAGAATCACTAATACAAGTTAAAATAACGTTATAATTAATTAAAAATAGTAATATTATAAATTTGTATTAGTTTAACCAATTAAACCTATTTAAAAAAAAATATAATGAAGGATAAACATGTCTTTGAAAGTTTCATTTAATCATTTTAATGCAATTATTAATAATTCTACAGCTGACAAAGCATTCAAAAATATAAAATTTTTTTGGGTTTTTGGCATAACAGATAAATTTGGAATAACGCATAAAGCTAAAGATATAAAAATAGCGTTTGAAAAATTTTGGGGAAATAAAGAAAAAACTTTAGAAAATGCTGTAGAAATTTGTTTTAATATAGCTTCAAATTTTAAAGAAGAAGAACAAAAGTTTTTTTTAGATACAATTCAATTTAAAAAAAACACTTCTTTATTTTTAAATAATACTTTTAACTTAGAATTAAAACATAAAGAATTTATTAAAGATAATAACCCAATTATTCATGTGTTTGATTTAGAGCAAAACAATTGTACTCTTGATAATTATTTTTTACTTAAAAAAATTGGAAAAAATTATTTTTTAAAAAATATTCAAGAAATTGAAGAAACTATATATAAAATTAAAGAAGAAATAGCTTCTTACAAAATAATTACTGACACAGCTTGCTGTAAAATACTTGCTGATGTTGAAAAAAAATTACTGTTTGATAAAACAAAAAAAGATTTTATAATTAATTCAGAAAATAAATTATTACAATGTTATAGTGTATTAAAAAAATTAAATAATTCATAATATTTGACAAATATATAATGTTATGATATAATACAGTAAAGTTACTTAAAAAGATACAAACAATAAACATGTCTTAATTATAAAGTAACTTAAATATGATGTCTGAGGTGCATAAGAGATATGAGTTGTGCTTCAGATGTCACCAAAAATAATCTAAAAAAAATTCCACAAAATATATTAAACATAGTATAATAACGTTATGTAACTATTTACACATTAATTTAACAATAAATCCAAGTGTGTTTTATGAGATAATACACTTTTTTATTTTTTAATAGAAAATATTTTTGGTTATAAATATTTATGTGATTGATTGCTAGTTATTACTAATTACAAAATCGTAAATAGTTACATTTTTAACCTTTAAATTTATTGTTGTATTCTAAAAAAATTTCAAATTTATCATTATTAAAATTTTAAAACAACCACCATTTGTTACGGTTGAGTTTTAATTTAATTATTTTTAATTTTTTTATTAATAAATATTTTAATTGACAACCACAATTTTAAATTACTAAAATAAATAATTGGAAGTATTGGTAATATTAATATTGTTAATGGAATTGACAATATTAATTTAACTATATAAATATATATAATTATAATAGTATTTAATTTTTTTGCATTTTTTTATCCTTTATGTTATAATATTGTCAGAACTTTAAGTTAATATTGTTGATTTTTATATTTAATTTTTTCATATTCATATTATTCCTACAATAGACCCTGTTGTTATACAGGGTCTATTGTTTTATTAAGCTATTTTATTGTTTTCTACGCAATGACATATATTTTTTTCATTGTGAGTTTGAACGCAATCAATGCACCCGTATAAAATATTACAACCTTTACAGTCAGTACAATTACTACAATTATTACATTCGTAACAATTGCTACATTCTGCACAATCAATGCAAGAATAACAATTAATGCAATTAAAACAATTTTTATTATGCCAATTTAATTTTTGAGCATCTTCTAAAGTAATTTCATTTATATCAAGCCATTTTTGCGTACAACCGTTGCTACGATTTTCATCAGCTAAAAACTCGTCATAATTATTATATATTTTTAATTCTATCATATTATATCTCCAATTTAAAATTATTTTTTATTTGATTAATGACAAAATGAATAAGATTATTTTCATTTATCGCATTATTATTTAACATTAACGCATTTAATATTTTAATTTTATTTGTCATAAAAACATTAACAATTTCATCTTTTAATTTTATTATTTTAAAAGTAAAATTAATATTTTCAATTGTACATTTAAAATTAAAATAATATTGTACTCCTTCTTTTTTTAGTTCTTTACTAATTGTGTATTGATTAATTTTCATATTTATTTATTCCTTTAAATATTTATAATAGTTTAAATTTTATGTTTTATGTTTTATGTTTTCATAACTACTCCTCTTAATTAACGCATTTAAAATATTTTTTGTTAAAATGATCGTATATAATTGTACCAATTATATTTACGTTTGAGATTCTAGCAATGTCAAAAGCTAACTCTATACAATCTACGTAAATGTCTTTAGATTGATTAAAAATGTTTATTATTGTATATTTTTTCATAATTTATTCTTTTTTAAAATTTTTTAATTTATCTTTATAAAAATCAATAATAAATAAATTAATTTGAGATAAATTTGTTTTAGTTAAATTTGCATTAATTAAATTAACATCATAAAAACTTGCATTTGCGCAATTAGTTTTAGTTAAATCCGCTTCAGTTAAATCAACTTTAAATAAAATAGAATTTGATAGATTTGCTTTAATAAAATTTGTTTTAATGCAATTTACTTTCCATAACACAGCGTAATTTAACTTTGCCATTTTTAAATTTGCTTGACATAAATTAGTCATGTGTAAATCTGCTTCAATTAACCAAGCACTAGATAAATCTGCATTAATTAAATTAACATAAGATAAATCTGTTTTTGACAAATTAGCTTTAGATAAATTAGCATTATTTAAATTAGCCCCGATTAAATTAGTTTCAATTAAATTAGT